TTCATAGAAATCTGGATTATTCTTTATCCAATTATTCTTTCTTTCATCTTTGAGAGCGATCTGAACGGCTTTTTGAATCTCACTTTGAGTTTGCTGCAATGTTTGTTCACCAAATTGTGCTAACTTTTTATTGAGTTTTCTTTTATCCACATAGGGCTCATCGTCTTCATCTTCCTCTACTACAGGTTTTTTAGCTAATTCTTGTGCTCTCTTTTCAGCTTCTATTCGTGCTGCACGCTCTTGTGCTAATATACGCTCATATTTATCTTGAATAGCTTTCTCTTGTAGTCGAAAGTTAGTTTCTTTATCAATTGGCTTATTTTCTTGTGGTTTTGATTGGGTTTCTTGTACCATCTCAGACATTGGGACACTCCTTTAATGTATTATGAGTAAACTCATTAAAGACAAATATTTATTTTAAGGCAAGATAATGAAATTAAATGTTTATGATGCACATGATAGATATTTACATTTACAAAAGAAATTGGCTGAAAATATAAGCCAAGGCGCTGATGATTGTTTAAAAAAAAATATTCTTTCATTAGATATACAAGATAGATCACCCTATGTTTATTTATGGGCTCATCCAAGGACTACAGATGATTATTTAGGTAAAAGACTCTTATGGCAACCAAGGCTTACAAAACCTACTCCTCAAACAAATTCCTATTTGCTACGTGCTAAGTCAAAGACAGATATAGTAGAAATCTGTTGGTTTCTTCCACCTCGTGAAATGTGGAATTCATATAGAAAAGGAAATATTACAGAAAGTGAGGTTGTCAATTGGTCTATAGATCAATTTTCTAATAGTAGGCAAAAACTTTCTCATCCTCATCCAGAAGATTTTGAAGATGAAAAAATAAGATTTATTTATCTTCAGATAGCTGCAAACACAGAACATAACCTTAAAAAATTATGTAAAGAATTGTTGAAAGATGACTAAGTGTTCCATATGCAATAAGAAATCATCAGAAGAAATGATTTCATTTTTTAAAGATATAAATACGTTCAAATTTAAACGACATTCTTGCAAAGAATGTTTCGAAAAATGGAAGAAAAATCTAAAAAAAGATGGATATTATTTTAATATACCTAAACCACAGATCTCGGAGGAGTCTTGAGTTTTTTAGGAGGAACTTCATTATATCCAAATACACTCCTCATTCTTCCAGTTTTTTGCTTTATTGCACTTCCGTAATAATCTCCACTTCCTAATTTGGTATTTGCCACATGAGATTGCTTTATTTTAGGTTTATTCATCTATTCTCATGGTTTTTACACGACCTTCAGGAACTGTATCAAAGGTTGTATGTTTCATTTTTCCAATAGGCGAATTTCTACCTATACCATAGTTAGTGCCTGCTTTTATAAAACAACTTGATCTCTGATCATATTGTGGACAACGAAAATCCCAAGGAGAATTCTTGCCTTCTTTTGGTTGATCTTGTGGTTTTTGATTTTTGATCTCTAATGGATCTTTAAATCCTCTATGCATAATTTCTCCTATGAAATGGGGCAATAAAGCCCCATTTAATTAGTTTCTATAAAGATGCTTTTGCTTAAGAGATTTAGCTTTGCCAATTCCCATATCTTGTTGTGATTTGATCTTTTCTGTAGTATCTTCATACTCACTCATGTGACCAGCACCTTCAGCAGAATCAAATTCTTTACAATGTACTCCCTCAGGAAATACACTATGCTTACTTCCCTTTCCAGCCCAAAAGCTGTGATCATCTATTCTTTTTCCCCCTGACATACTTACCTCCTGTCATTTTTTTCGATTATAATCTTAAAGCCATATTGTTCAAGAAATTATTTACATCTATATAATGAGTTCACGGAAACATCTGCGCTTCCTGTTGTCTATTATTTTGTCGTTGCTGTGGCAACATTCCATTCATTATTTTTGACATAAACTCTTGTGCTTCAGCTTCTTTATATGCTTGATTTTTTTCTTGATCTTCTATATCTTTTTGAAAATAATCAAATGATTGGATATTATTTGCTTTTAAAGCAGTTTCTACTTCTCCATATTTTGCTATAACATCCATCATCTTTTCTAAAGCTTCCATTTTTGATTTAGTAGAAAGTGCTCTATTTTTGCTAATCTCTGAAATTCTTTCTTCCAGTAATCCTATGTTACTTTCAAATCGTCCATATCTTTCTTTTGCACTAGCTATATTGTTAGCAGCTTTTGTATATAATTCTTGTAATTTAGCATTCTCAAAAGCATGTTCGACAGCCATTTGTTCTTGCTGAACTTGACCTGCTTGTTGCTCTTGTTGTTGAAGATAAGGAATGATCTCCCCTTTTCCAGTAATATTAAGTTTAGGAATAATCATAGATGGTGGGAACACTTCTCTTCCAAATGCTTGATTCATATCCATCATCTGTTGAGCTTGTAGATTCTGTTGCGTTGGTGTTAAATCTGATTCCTCTACAAGTACTTGAAAACGTGAAAAGATCTTAGAAAAGAATAAAGGACTTGGTTCTTCACCTATCACGAGATGAATTTTCTCAGCATTCCAATTGTTAAGCACTATTTGCAGTAATCTTTCTCCTAACAATTTTAAAGCAAAATCCCATTGATCAAAATATTTCTGGAATATCATAAGATTTGCAGCTTGCTTCAGCATCATTGTAAGGCTAGATATTTGTTTATCTTGCTGACCAGACCAATTTTCCATATTAATTCCGGATGTGGAAAAGATAAGTTCTTGCATTTGCGATGCTAAAGCCAAATCTGATTCCGGAATAGCACTTGGAATAATCTTTTCACAATCACTCAATTCATAACCTTCATTAATAATGACATCCCATCCTTGACCAGCTTTCTTAAGGTTATCTTCATTAGCGACGGCACCAATTTTCCTTTTCCATCCTGCATTTATCGTAGCAGCTGCAATGTCATTATTGGTGATCACTTTATGATTAAATAGGAATTGAGAAGATCTCATTGTGCGTGTAAGGGATCTAACCCTTAATTCTGGATAGTTATTGTGTGGTTCATAGTTCCAAAATACCGGAATAAAAGGACAATCGTCAAATCCTAATGGATTATCACCTTGAAACATAAGCTGGTCATTCAAAACTGTTGCTAGTTTCCATGTAGGAACAGTTACAGTAACTTTTTCTAAATCTGGTATGTTTAATAAAATCTGATCTGCATTATCATTTCCACCAGCAAAATCGAAAAACATATTTAGTTTTTTACTATAAAGTCTTTCTTTTTTGCGTTTCCATTTATACCAAACATAACTCAATACCATTAGATCATTACGTGACATATTGTAATTTTCAGGCAAGAAATAGAAGTTTCCATATCTTTGTGGTGTTCCAGACATAGGTCTTATTTCTTTTACTCTATCTGGAAATCTCTCTTCAGCTTCATGTTTAGTTATATATTCTTGACACCAAACAAACTGAGCATCTGACATGCTAGGATCACGGAAATATGGATCTATTAAGTAGGAATTGTATTCCCAAATCTTTACTCTAAGTTGTCCTTGAGCAGGATCACTGCCACCAAAAAATAAATAAGGTTGTAATAAAGCCATTCCAGCTACTGCTGCAAGTTCACATCCCTTACTATATTGTTCATGGATACCCTCGGCGTTCGCTTCATGTGTAATGATTTTGGTGTATTGATCCACAGTTTGCGGATCTGCTCCTTCACATGCAACATAATTAAAATTCTTCCTGTGTTGTCGTTGATAGCCTGTCACCATGTTTATGGGTTGCTGAATGAGATTAAAATAATAATTGTTGTAGTTAAAAGAAGGTGTGTAATTGAAATATCGGTTTACAAAAGTTTGACAACCTGCATAAAAAAGTGTATCGATATTAGATTCATTCCATCTAATCTGTTCTTGTGGTTGAAATCGAGCATAAAGATTATCGAGCCAATGTCGAACATTTCCTGCATTAGGCTCAATATTATTATCCCAGGGAGAAAGATAGAAAGACGTAAATACCTCCTGCTACGACATGAATTTACACCATATATTAAAGAATTTATTATTGCAAGTTAAGGATTTCATATTGTTATAGGAGTAATCTTATCTAAAAAAAGATGATTTAGTTTGATATTTGTCTCTTAGATACTCAGTCGGATTATGCTTATAGGGTTGATATACAGAAACTTTATGAGTATAAATGGCATATCTCAAAGCATCTACTGCGTGATCATCTTTCTTTAAAGGTTGATCCAATCCTCTCTCTGCAGCTTTAGGATCCCAAACATATCCTTCTATTTCACGGATTAGGTTTTTACATTCTTCACATATCAATACAACTCCATTCCTTAATTGCTTTGACAGTTCTTGTATTCCATTAAAGACATCATTATTTGCATGTATCACATGCATTCCTCGACGACTAAGTTCCACTTGAAAAGCTTCAGCACTAGGGTCTAAATATATATTCTTGACTCCATATGGTTCCAGAAACTCTTGAACGTCATCAGCAAACTCACTGTTTACTTTTTGTCTTGATTTTGTTTTGGGATCCCAATAATACTCTTTTTCCACCCAAATTTGTTTACCAACTTGATTTGCTTGACCACTATTAACCCCCAATAATAGACAGCAGAAGGGATTAGAAGTACCATAATCAATGCTAGCAATCCAGTACTCAGCAGCACAAGGAGGACGCTTAACAACATGAAGCTTAATATCAAAGAAATCAAAGATAGCACCTTCCGCCAATACCCAAAGCCCGAGATAATTCCTCTTATAAAAAAGGCCCGATAACGAATGTTTGATCCTATCCTTGTAACTATCGTCAAGATAGGGGTTATCATCCAATGTAAAATGCAAGCTATAATAATTTTCATCTCCCGCCTCCGATTTATCTATCCACTGCTTAAGCTTATGCTTAGGGTAAGATGGATTCATTGAAGCAAAGCCCATGGAGTGGGGATTACTAAGTCTTGTGTCTATCATGTCTATAATTGATTCGGGATATAATGTCATCTCATCACAATAAACAAGAGACATTGTCTTTCCTTGAAATTGACCTATAGCTCCTTCATCTTTAGCACCTAGAGTTGTGATTGTTTTGTCTTTGAATTTAAGTTGCCGTTTTCCTGACATCCATGTACAGAAAGGTCTAAAAATAGAAAGCTGGGAACTTTCAAGTAAAAGACGGATTGCATTTTGATAAATGGTATCACTTGAATGTCCAACCATAAAGATTTGAGAATCTGGACATTCATTACAAGCATGCATAAAACGAAATAATGTACCTACAGTCTTTCCAGAACGTACACTACCATGGGCAAGATTCCAATGCTTTGTACTATGAATGATAAATTCTAGTTGCTTAGTTGATAGAGGTTCTTGCATAATTATTACCATATTAAAAAAAAGGATTTATTTCATGAAAAATAGAGCTAAATGCAAACTTTGTGGATCTATAATAGAAAGCTTTCATCTTTATGACTATGTTACATGCAAATGTGGAGAGATTGCAGTAGATGGTGGAACAGATTATTTAAGTTGTGCAGCAAAAGACTTCGATAATTTTCTACGTGTAGATGATCTAGGTAACGAGATAGAAGTGAAAGTTCACGATTCAAGTCAAATAGATGATATAAAAATACAGTCAAATGAAAGTTCTAAACCAAATAAGAAAGAACTTTTAGATATGCTTAAAGAGATGATAAACAATATTGAAAGACTTCCTAAGAATGCAATGACAACTCCAATAACTCATTCAGACTTTGCATCAGCATTAATGCTTTTATTAGCTATCTTAACAGAAGATTGACGATTGGTTATCTGATTCATTATTAAAGCAAATTGATTGAATGTTTCAGGTTCAATTCCTTGTGTTTCCTCTTTTTTATCCCATCCGAATTTGTTTCTCATGACCATTTGAAGACTAGCAGTGTTAGCTTTTTCATTTACACCAGTTGCAGAGTCTTCTACTATCTTTTCCCAAGTTCCAAACCCCCTACATTCAGCGACTTTCTTTTTGTTAGGATCGAACTCAGTTTTATTTTCGATATACTTTTCCATTGTCTCCCAAGTACATGTAAGAGTAGGATGTTCGAAATACCAAGAACGTTTTGATTTTCCTTTAGCAAGATGCTCACAATATTGTGAGTAAGCTTGTTGACGAACATCTTCATCTTTAAGCTTAGTACCGTTTTCATTTCCTTGCATTGATGCAGAAGTTTTTTTATTTTTGATAATCTTTTTAGACATATTGCTATGTATAAAACATATAGGAAATAATTTAAATGAAAAAGAAAAAAAAGCTTGTGGCAAATGTTGTTATAAAGATATATTGACATCTAAAAAGTAAAATACACAAAATGAGGAGAAGGAATATGGAATTAACAAAAGAAACAATTATTTTTATTTCGACAATATTGGGATCGGGATTTTCAGTAGTTGGTTTTATATATGCAATGATAAGAAATTTGAAAATAGATTTACATAAGAGTATTGATCACTTGGAGAAAAGAATGGATGGGTTTGATAAGCGAATGGACGGATTTGAAATGAGAATGAATGAGATGGATAATAGAATGTTTTTGCTTGCTACTGGTAAACGGCTTGAAGATGCGATTTTAGAAGAGAAAATGAAAAAAAAATAAAGGAGAACAATATGGAACTAAACGTTTTGTTATGGATTTTAGGTGGAGGATTTACTGGGACTTGGGGTCTTTGTATTTTCTTCATGAATCGTACTGATAATGCAATATTGCAAATGCGTATTGAAATAAAAGCAGAAATCAGTGAGATCCGTAAAGAAATTAGTGAGATAAAAAATTGTTTAAAAGATCATCATTCAAGACTTTGTGTGATAGAGGAGAAGAAGGAAAGTGGAAAATGAAAAAATAGTTATGACTACACTTAGATTGCCTGTGTGGCTTTTGAAGAAGGCGAAGATAAAAGCTATTGAGGATGGTATAAGCCTTGCTCAAATGATAATACATCTTTTGACGAAAGCCGTAGATTAATTTCTATTTAAAATAACATACAGAATCGTAAAAATTATGTAAAGAACTGCAAATGTTACGATATAGCCGATAAAATAGCATTGAGGCTCAAGGTAAAAATAAAGCATTAGATTTTCTATCTTTTTCTTTATCCATTTTCTCATGATTTTAGGGTATAGAATTAAAGAATAAATATATATACATTTTTTTATGAAATAAAAAAGCCCCTGGATAAGTAGGGGCAAGGAAAATATATGAGTATTTCTTTAGTATAGAGGAGTAGATGATTTATCTAAAGAAAAAAGACCGTAATCATCCGGACTACGGCCTAGCATATATAGAAACCCTAGAAGATGATGAAGTTAAGATATATTTTCAATTATTTTCTGTCATGGTATTTTTTTTAAACACAGATTTCTATAGTTTTTTAGTTATTCATCCGACATGTCAAATTCTTGATTTAAGCTAATTTTTTATCTTACCTGTGGGTTGATATGTTTTTTTGTTTTTGAACGATTCTAGGTGGATTTGTGTTAGAATTTGAACACTTCCCGTTTGATATCGATGACCTTTGTATTTCATTCAGCTTGTTTTGAATGATATCTCGATTTTTGAAAAGAAAGTCAAAAATGTCTTGAAGTTTAGCTCGGTTAGTGAAGGAAATGAAAGGGAAATGAACTAGAGTTTTTGTGCAAGGATCTATCTGGAATCCATAAGGCATCTTGAAGATAAAACCCTTTTTGTGAGTGATCACTCTAATTCCACGGATATCCATATCGAAATCTTCGATGTAGATATGGCAAGTGCCAAGTATTTTTTTGTTTTTACGCTCTTCATTTTGAAAAGGGTAAAAGTCGACGAACTCTATTTTCATATATTATCCTTTAAGTTTCATATATTTACATTCTATTAGATCTTTAACTTTTTTTTTGAAATTACCATCTAAAAAAGATATAAAAACAGGGTATGAATGAGCACCTCCAATGCATTCAAAAAGTAAGCCTTTATCATGCTTAATTTTATCATCGTAAATTCTTATTTGCCAACCTTTTTCTACTTCTCCGTAATCTTCTACTAACTTAGCTGCAAAGACTTCGTGTTCGGAAATTCGCTTAGAGGTAGAGTTAGTGAATTTCCAATTCTTGATTGTAGTCACCCAATCTTTGATTTCGTTTTTGCGGCCTTTCCAGTCTTGGGCTTGGCAAATGATTTGTTCGACAATCTCAAGGGAATTCCAAACCTTCAAGCATTCGTTTATCTCGTTTTGAGTTAGGTAGACTTCTCTACAAACATGAATCTTCTTTGAAAAAGAATCATCAATCAAATCAAAAGAATTTAAAGGGGTAGGGGATTGATGATCTTTATATCTTATCTTCTTATCATCTTGATTGTGGCCCTTAGTGGGCCCTAAGTGGGCCCTTTGTTGGCCCTTGAGTTGGCCCTCTTGTTTTGAAAATCGATCTGTAACCCATATGTAGGTGCTAAATCGGTTGGCCCTTGAGTTGGCCCCTTTTTTTAACAATCCTGCTTCAACCATGGAAAAGAGTTGGCCCCGGAATTCTTTTTGTGACAAAAAACAATCATTTGAATTTTTTCTACGACCGCATACAAATTCAAATGGTTCTAAAATAATTTCTTTACCATCCATAATTATTTTATGAGATTCAGTACTGCATTTAGAAAAAGCCCATGTAACAAATTTAAGTGTATTTTCATTGTCAAACCAACCCATTTCTCTAAAATATTTAGGTATAGGGGTTTCAAATAAATATGGAATTTTCGACATTGATTTACCTATTTCGTTGCTGAAATTCGGTAAACCTGATAATATAGAAGTATTACTAGCACTTCTTTTATTGTGTTTACTCGAATCTCGAGTTTTAAAATTGCCAGGATTTAAAACCCCTGGCTTTTTTGCTTTTCTGATCTTAACAGTTTCATGCTTAGAAAGCAATTCAATAACCATTGCGCTTCTCCTTGAAAACTTTCCTAGAATATGCTAGAATAAGGACTACTTCCAAAAAGTATTCAAAAGCCGAAAGTTATCTCTCGGCTTTTTAAATCAAAGCGAAATGTATCAATATTAATTTTTGAAATCAACCACCTTTGCAAATATATTTTTCTATAAGGGAAAGCCTCTCTTCTAGGTCTAGAAGAATTTTACTTTGTTCATTAAGACGAGCATAAGTTCCTCGACGAACTTTATCTGAGCTGATCTTTATAGCTTCAACTCTTTTTTGTATGTCTTCGATGATTAATTCTTCATCTGTCTTAAAAAAATCAAGTTGAATCATTGACTTTGAATTCCTAAACCAGCTTTTAACAAAGTTAATTGTTCTTCAATGGATTGAAGAATCATTTCCTTAGGATAGTCAGGGCCTTCTCTCAAAGTCTGTACAAGATGTTGCATGCGAATGATTGAACAGTACATAGCAAGACATCTATATTTCTGAAACATTATATCATCTTCCCATAAAGGTATATTTTCTCCACAAAAACAGGTTGTAGATATGATTACAAACAAACTAAGCATTATTTTTTTCATTCAATCTCTCCTCATTATTCTTGATCTTTTTCCAATATCTCTTCTTGGATATCCCAAGTATCACTGATATATTCCATGAATTTTTTTTTATTCTTTATCTTAACAAAGCATTCATAGACTGAGAAATTTATCATTGCAGCTACTCCTATCCTAGGTGTGATATTATTTAGAATGAACATGTCTCTTATTAATTTCATTGCGCTATCTATTTGCTTTTCTATCCGAAGTTCATCAGATTTTTTAATCTTCTTCTTCATTACAGTTTTCCTTGTGAATATCCCAGATTTCACTCATTAACTTCATGAACTCTGCTTTTTCTGTATCTTTAACGATAGTTTCAACAGCTAGATTTATCAAAGCACAGAATGAAATACTTGTTGAAATATCATTGAAATGTAAAGTCTCTATAAGTAAATCTACGGTCTCATAAACTTCATCTGAAAAATTTTCTCCGATATCATAAAATTTCATTCTGAATCCTTTGTTCATAATCACGCTTAAGAGCTTTTTCAAGCAGCAAATGTGCCACAATTTTCCCTTCATCAAACCATTTTAAGAATGGATTTGTATCATTTTCATGTAAGAAAGCAAAAGATTCACCTATTTTTTTCCACGATTCTCCTTCCCAAGGCTTATATAGATTAAAATCTTCATCATGAGAATCAGAATAATTTTGTTTTTCTGGATTCTCATTCATGATATAACTACGGACTATTCTTTTATCATCAGAACGCAAATCATTTAGATAATTTTTAACTTCAACTGGATCATCCCAAATGGAATCAATCTTTTCTACCCCATGATCTATGTAGAAAACGATATAAATGTCTTTCATAAATTCTCTCTTTTTTTTTTCATTTGATTGTAACAAAACAGCATCAATTCATCCCATTTAACTTGTCCTTGTGTTTTTTCTTCGATTTTAAGTGCTAAGGACATATGTGGAAGGAATTTACCAGCTTTTATGGAGCATAAATAAGTATAGTTACATCCTACTTCTTTAGCTAATTTTGAAAGCTTAGTTTTATTTTTAAAAATATATTCATCTAAAAGCATTTTTCCCCTAAAAATTTATGTTTACATTTTTATTAAGATATTTAAGTATACGCGGTTTGGCTATTTATAACAATAACTTGGTCATGACGAAAATTTATTTGTAGAATATGAGAAAGTGTTTGGAGAAAATCAAAGCTTGTGTTATAGTTATCATATATAACACAAAACGATAGGAAGACCATGAAAATCGAAATAGAACTCATGACAATAGGTAATCAGACAGTAGCTTTGCCTAGATCTCAAAACGCTTTTAGGGGATGCCAATTAGTTAGAAGAGATTACATGACAACCCAAGAAATTAAAATTTTATCAAAAATGGGATTCGAAATCCTTGAAGTCCCACAAAAAAACAAAAAAAAGGAGAATCAAAATGCAATATAACAAACAATATGACTATTGGGCCGATAAAGAATCGGAATCGGATTACTATCAACCTATTGAAAGCACTTATTGCCGGTCAGCAGAAGATGCAGTCGAAAATATTATAGATGAACTCTTCAATTCTTGCAAGATAAATGAAGAATGTGTACGCCAATCACTGAAATATTTATGTTGGCATTTTAAAATCAATAACGAATTCAGAGATGCATTAAATTATGAGACATCTTTGCCTATTAATTGCTTAGAAAGGTAAATTTAAGGGGATTTATGAACCAACTACAAACTATAGAAATAGATGATTTCGCTAGATCAATAGCAGAAATTGAACAAACACAAAAAATGTGTGCTGCATTGATGCAAACTAAGCATTATGCAAAGTTGAATGAAGTAGGCATATTTACGGTTGTACAAAAGGCAAGAAGTATGGGTATGAATGTGCTCGATGCTTTGAATGGAGGGATGTATTTCGTAAATGGAAAGGTTGAACTTTCAGCTAATTCTATGAATTACTTGATACGTTCTAAAGGTCATAGCGTAACAAAAGACCCAAAAAGCACAAAGGATTGTTGTGTTTTGCAAGGTAAAAGAGCAGATAATGGGGATCATTGGATAGTTAGTTTCTCTATTGAAGACGCTAAAAAGGCCGGCATTTATAAGAATGTTTGGCTTACATATCCAGAAGATATGCTTTTTGCTAGAGCGCTATCTAGATTAGCTAGACAACTTTTTCCAGATGTGATTAAAGGATGTTATGTTGAAGGAGAGTTAACGCAATCTTTCACTCCAGAAACTAAAGACTATAAAGCCTTAGATATAATTGCTTCTAATGAAGTTGAACCATCAAAAGAAGTTTTTATATCTGAAGATCAAGCATTTGAGTTATGTGATAAACTTGTTTTATGTAGCTCTGAATATCAAAAAGAAATCAAAAAATATTTCCAAAAAATAGGAGTAAAAGATACACTTGTAGATCTCCCAATAACACTTTTTGAACGTGTAAGCAAAGCTATGGATAAAAATATTAGTGAATGTAAAGCGGCTTTACACGAGGAATCACAAGAAAATCAAATTGCCACTGCATAGTAAATCGAGTCGGTTACAAAATGTCACCGACTCAAAGTTAAGGAAAAATATATGGAACACCTATATGAAATTTTAAAAAGTCTTAATTATCAAACGATTATAGGCATGTTTGCTGTAATGTGGTATTTTACAAAAGATATCAAAGAAAATCTAATAAAACTTGATAGTGATGTTAGGGAAAAAGGAAACAAAGTTGATAAACTTTATGAAATATTTGCGCAAAGTCAAAAAGAACAAACAATACGAACTGATAAAATATATGATATGTACATGGCATCTATGAAAAATAATAAGGAAAAATAATGCAACAGCAAACGCCAGAATGGATCGAAATGAGAAAGGGAAAGATCGGTAGTAGTGATGCTCCGGTTATTATGGGGGTTAGTCCTTGGACTACTCCCTATCAGAAATGGGAAGAGAAACTTGGCTTAACTGCTAAACAAAAGCAAACAATCTATATGGAACGTGGAATTGAACTTGAGGAACAAGCAAGACAAGTCTTTGAAAAAGAAACAGGCCTTATCATGTCTCCCCAAGTTATTCAACATCCGACTATCGATTATATGATAGCCAGTTTAGACGGAATTGACGTTTCACAAAAGAACATAGTAGAAATAAAATGTCCAGGTTTTAAAGATCATGAATCTGCTCTTGATGGTCATGTTCCAGATAAGTATTATCCACAATTACAACATCAAATGACAGTTTGTGGATTAGATAAAGCCTATTATTTCAGTTATGATGGACAAAGTGGAAAGATCTTAGAGGTATATAGAAATGCAGATTACGAAGATTTGATGCTTCTAAAAGAGGCCGAATTCTGGAACTACATGCAAAATTTTATTCCTCCTCCACTTACCGATAGAGATTATGTTGAAAAGAATGATGAGTTTTGGGAATCTATTTCAAAAGAGTGGATAAAATGTCATAGAGAACTACAAACAATGAAGATAAAAGAAGAAGAATTAAGAAAACGTCTAATATTTATGTGTGGAAAATCTAATGCAAAAGGAGGCGGTGTTAAACTTTCGAAAGTGGTTAGAAAAGGTCCTATTGATTATGAATCTATTCCTGAACTTATAGGGGTTGATTTAGAAAAGCATAGAAAAGAAAAAGTTGAGAGTTTTAGATTGACTGAATGCAACTAAAAAAATATTATAAAAATGCTTTTTTCGTTAGTTAACTTCGAGCCGACTCTGTGCAGTTCGGCTCTTTTTTTTTGAGCATATATATAAAAGAGGAATCTGAAACACATGGAAGAGAAGAATTGGCTTATTCATATTGAATTTTTGATTGTTTTCATCACATGCTTAATGGGTTTCTATACATTAAATGCAAAATTGGAAAGTCAAATCCAGAAAATTGATAAACAATATGAAATATTTATCGATATGGTAAAAAATGAATATTTAATCTATGGAAAAAATTATCAGTCTTAATGAAATGGACAAATCTGATGTAAAGCCGCTTTACATTAACGAGAGGTTGTTATTTTTTGGAACATGAATACTTTATCAATCACAAGACCTATAGAAGTTGTTCCTGCACTCTTAAGCATCTGGAATATTGGACCACATTTTTGTGTATTAGCTGTCCCAGTTGGAATGTTTGTAGATAATGGAGAAACGTTCATTGTAACCCCATCCATTTGGAAGACTACAGAACTAGCTGCAGCATTCACTTGAATATGTGCTGTATGCCATCCTGTCGTTACTACTGTATTTGTTGTTGTTTGTGTTCTTGTTGAGTTTTGTGCTGTATTTATAACCCAGGCTGCACCTGTTGCAGCATCTGTATAGCTAAAATAAGCACCAGCCACCATGTCAGCAGAAGGCTGATCACCAAAACCCAAACGAATGGTATATGTATCAGTTGCAGTAGAAAGGGTAGGAATATTAAAAATCCAAAATATATCAATTTGCCCCCCACCAAAAGTTAAAGGTCCTTGTCCGTTATTTTGCTGTAGTTGTATACAAAGGTTACCAGTAGTTGTAGTTCCTGTAGCATAAACAAGAACACCTGGATGATTAGTATCACTTAAAACAGAATTCTGCCTAGATATTGCTGCTCCTGTACCAGATATAGTTGATGCCCAAGAATATGATGAAGTAGCAGCGTTAGTTACAAAATCATCTTCAATATAAATGTCTTTGATTGGATTATACCAATAGTATCCAGTACCATCCCACATAAGTGGAGAACCTGGAATTGCTGTATTTGCTGGTACGCCTTCAAAAGACATTCTTTTCTCCTAAAGTAAAGTTAGATTTTATTCCACTGCGTTCCATTGTACACAACAGTAGCAGATCCAAAGTTAGTCGTTATCTTAAGATTCGCAGCTCCATCGATATTGCCTGCTGCGGGAACAATTGTTATATTGTTTGCAGCTGCTCCACCTGTATTGTCTTTTATAATAAATCGTTGTCCTGTTACAGGACTTGCATTTAGATTGATAGTTCTTGCTGATGTAGTATCAACGATAATAACTGCATCTTGTGGAACTGCTGTATAAGGATAGGCTCCTGGGGCTTTAATTGTTATGGCATCATTTGACATAACTCTAGGATTTTGCGTCGTAGTATTAGTTAAAGAAGAAGTGTTTTTAAAAACACATCCACCCATTGCAGCCACTCCAGCACCAGTAATGGCATTTGTGTTCGTAGAATCAATAACACAATTGACAATCTGTGTATCATTGTTTGCTATTGATATAGCACTAGCTGAACCTGATGTGAAAATTGAATGATAAAGATTATTCTGACTTGAAGTTGTACCTAATGTTAAACAAGTAGCATTAGCATTATTCATGAAAGCATATTCGCTTTCCATAAATCCTGTAGAAGATGAAGTTATTGGATTATTGAAGCGAGTACAAAATAACCTACAACCTCCTGAGCTAGCATGAGTACTAGCTGTCGTTGAAGCATTTGCTATACAATATCTGAATTCAACTCCAGAAGCACCTGCAAGAGTGAAAACATTTGTTGCAGAACTTAATATACAATTAATTACTTTCGTTGATTGTGAGACATTACTTGAATTAAAAACAAGAGGAGTATTGCTAGCACCATCAATATTGCTATTAAAAATATTAAGGAGTGTTGCACTATTTCCAGTAACCGTTATAGCCGCTGTTGCACCATTAGTCAGAAAATGAATTCCTGTCATACAAGCTGTTCCTGCAAAACTTGCAGTAACTGTTCCATTAATAGTTACAGTTGGTGTATCTCCATCACCATTATAGGCAGCTAAATTGACGCCAGCTTTAAGAGTAATATTCTCTGTATATGTCCCTGGTAATATGATGATCGTATCACCACTTGTGGCTGATGTTAAAGCCGAGCCGATTGTAGTATGTGTTCCATTGAATCCTAAACCATCTACTATCCATCTTGCAGATGACATAGGATTAATGTTAATAAGATTAGTTCCAGCAACTGTAGTCGAGAATTTAGTGGCACCTTGTTCATTTACATGTCCAACTAATTGAATGTTATTTCCAGAAGGCAAAGCTTTAACGCCTACATCATCGGAAAGAGTTTCCATGATTGTTCCACTTCCGGAAGCATCTATAGTTATATTCGGTGATGAATAACCAATCGCAATTGTTCCCAAAGGAGAAGTTAATGTTCCAACATTAATATGTGTCCCACCACCATTCAAAGCTGTTGATGCTATAAGAATCTGTCCATTTGTAAGCATTGTAGGTGCTGGAGTGGCTGCCCCAGAAAAGTCAACATTTACTCCAAAGAATGTATCGTTATCAATTCCTGCCATATTTCTCCTAGTCTGAGACAACGCCTGGTAAGGCAACTGTCCAATTTATTGTTTTTCCTACAGATCCTGTTACTTGAACTATAAAAGATGGACCTGTAGTTCCTACTGTAAATGTAGTTCCAGGCAATCCAGGATCTCTATTAACGATAATATCTGCAGTTCCTATAAGCGAAGCAGTTCCTGCTACATTTTTAACAGTAGCTGTACAATAACCTCCCACTGTTAATCCATCAGGTTCGTCATTTCCTACTACGATCACTTGAATAGTTAAACTTTGTCCTGTAGCTAAAACAAATGAAAAAGCTGTAGATGTCACTGCCCCAACTGTTATAACAGAACCTCTTTGAAAATCTATGATAAGGGCACCAGGAACTGCTGTTTGATTTGTTACGATACCATTGTCTCCACCCAATCTTAAAACATTAGCTTGAGGAACTACTGTACCTTGAAAAGCATTTATAGTAGTTATTGTAGTATCGTTTTTGTCTACTGTAAAACTTGTAGGAACTTGAGGGGGTACTGGACCTGAAGCAGTACTATTTATTCCAGCTTGAGACATGATTTGTCCTTAATTTTGTATAATATATTGTGATACTAAATATACTAATCCAGTACCTGCAGCTCCTTTAACGAATATTTGTGTGCCTTCAGGAATTGCAGCATCTCTACCTCCCCCTAATTTACCCTCATCATAAAGCCAAAATGAAGATGCGGGAGCTACATCTATATCAGTAACTCCATCTAGTGAAATAGTCACTAATACTGTTGAATTATTTACAAGTTTACAGATATAGGAAGGATGAAGTAAAGGTCCCCCCACAGGAAGATAAATTCCTGTGAAGGTTGCCGAATCAACAGTTCTTAAAGTTTCCCAGGTAATTCTTGCAGTATAAGCCATTATTTACCTTCTGTTTCTGAAGCGGTATTTTCTTTTTGTTTTAAGTCTTCTTGTTCTTTTAAACGTCCATAAATATAACTTCTAAATGTGTCTAAACCCTGTAAAGCCTCTGTTAAAGAGGTATCGTTTTCACAGATATAAATCTGTTCTTTATCATTGATTTTTGTTTCCAAATGTGTTTTTTGTCTTATCATTTTTTTCCTTCATTTTTTTCTAAGCTGGTCTTACGATAAAATATGCAAAGGTACTTACGTCTAAAGTTTGAGTTGATCCTGGTGTACCAAGAATTAAACTTGTTACTGTAAAACTTGTACCATTTGAAATTGTATATGTCAATTCTCCAAGTGTTGTTGAAGCATTTACAGCTGTTCTAGATAATATAATCATATCCCCAGTAGCTATATTTGTATTTGCTATAGTGACTGTACCAGCAGTAAGAGTTCCAGTTCCAATAAAGTCAGTTACAGCTCCATGGTGTACTTGAAGCATTTTACCAGCACTATTGATCAACAGATTTCCACCAGTTACAACTACATTTCCAGATCCTGCATTTATAGTTGTTGTTGAAGTGGAATTTGTTGAACCTATTGTAACTGAATTTGCTCCAGCTCCTGTACCTATTGCAATTGTTTTACCACCAGTGGAATTACCGATATTAATTGTCTGAGCTCCAGTACCACCACCTATTGTCATGGTTCCAGTTGCAGCTCCAGTACCACCAAAGTTCATTGTTCCTGTAGTTACAGAAGGTGCAAATGTATAAGTTGAACTTGCAGCGCCATCTAAGCTGAAATTACCTGTACCAACAAGTTGAGAAAGTGAAGAAGCACCAGTTACAGAACCTATAGTTATAACATTGGCTCCTGCTCCTGCTGCTATGTTTAGTGTCTTACCACCAGTAGAATTAGCAAAGTTGATAGTCTGAGCTCCAGTACCACCGAATAATGTAGCTGTTCCAGTTCCAGCACCTGTAGAACCAATAGTAAGAGTACCAGTTGTCATCGCAGCACCTATAGATACAGATCCAGCGACTTGCGCATTAGCAATTTGAACAGTAGTAGCTCCTGCTCCACCAGCAATCACTAATGTGTTTGTTCCAGAACTTGAACCTAATGTCATCGTTCCTGTTTGTGCAGTACCGCCTATTGTGATGGTTCCTGTCGTAGTTGAAGCACCAACTGTATAAGTTGAACTTGCAGCGCCATCTAAACTATAATTACCTGTACCCACTCTTTCTACAATAGCGCTAGCACCTGTAGTATTTCCTATATTTGTAGTAGATGCTGCAGCACCTGTTGCAATATTAACTGTTTGTGTACCTGCTGTAGAAATACCGGCAAGTATATTTATAGTTGTACTTGCACCTGTTGCACCTGAAGCCAAGTTTAGAGTTTGTGTGCCTGCTGTAGCTATACCATTTAGAATACTAACTGTAGAATTGGCTGCTGCAGCTCCAGAAGCAATACTTACTGATTGTGTGGAAGTATTAACACCATTTCCTATAGTTATTGTATTTCCTGAAACACCATTTCCTATAGAAATTGTTTTAGCACCATTATTATTTGCTAAAGTTACAGTTTGTGCTCCTGTAGATGGATCTAAAATAAAATTACCAGTTTGAGCACCTGTACCACCTATAGAAATAGTTCCTGTTGTCATACCTGAACCGAGAACAACTGACCCGGCAGTTTGGGCATTTGCTATTTGAAGTGTTGTAGCACCTGCACCTCCTGCTATAATGAGAGTATTAGTACCTGAGCTTGATCCTAATGTTAAATTACCCGTCTGAGCAGTCCCACCTATTGTGATTGCTCCAGTTGTTAATCCTGCACCGACATTTATTGCTCCTGCTGTAGTTACATTAGCAATATTGACTGTAGTAGCTCCTGCTCCATTTCCTATTGCAATTGTATTTGTTCCTGAAGAAGATCCTAGAGTCAATGTACCTGTAGCAGCAGTGCCACCTATGGTAAAAGTTCCAGACGTTTGAGCTGCTGCCATGGTTACATTAGTTGTTGCTGCCGTAGTAAGAACAAAGTTTCCAGTTCCAGCTTGAAGTGTTAAGGAAGCTGCACCTGTAGTTGATCCGACAGTTACTAAATTTGCAGCTGCATCATTAGCTATACCTACTGTATTACCACCACCAGTCAAAGAAAAGTTTCCTGCTCCTGTAGCAATTAAAATAGCTCCTGATGAACCACCAATTGTAGTAGTTCCTGTTCCTGTGGCATTAAGACTTACTGTGCCGACCGCTGTTAAATTCGTAAATGTACCTGCGGCTGGTGTTGTTCCACCTATTGCAGGAGCTGCAGCAAAAACCGCTGCGAGGTTAGATGGTTGAACAGCTAAGGCCGTTACTCCTGGTACTGTTGCTGTTCCTGCAACTGCCTGTGCATTAGTAGCTAGATTTGTTATACCTGTAACTGTAGTTTGAGCAATAGCTGCTCCTCCTAATACAACTGACTGTACAAAAGTAAACACGTCATTTGCTAAAGGTACAAAAGGACCAGCCGGAGCAGTCCCACCTTCTAATTGTGCTAATGTAGATAATTGAACAAGACCTGCTACAGTAGTAGTTGCTAAAGAATTACCACCAGAACTCCAATTTGAAGAAAGAGTCCCACCTACTGAAGTCTGACTGGTTAAATCATAAACATTATTACCTACCGTATCTACCCATGTTTTACCTATTGGATAGTTAACATCTGAGGTTGTTGGAGGTCTCACATCTAAATGAGGGACTTCTACGTTTTCTGGTCTAAGTCCGAAACCTGCTGTATAAATATTTCCGCCTGGCTGAAACATATAAAAACTCCTTGAATTTAAAATATAAACTAAGGTTTTTATTTGTTATATAAAAGAAAATATTTATTACTACATGAAATATACTTGATAAAAAACACATTGTGTTAAATTGCATAAATTGCGTATGATAGAGATATGGAAAAGATCATAAGAATGAGAATACCAAACATCTTGTATAAGAGATATAAAGTCATTTGTGCTAAACTTGACTTGTCAATGCCAAAGCAAAATGCTGAACTTATCAGACAATTTGTAGAAGTTCAGGAAAAGAATGCAAAAATAATAGAAAATATCAAGGAAAAATGAGATGGATTGGACTCAAGTTTTAACAATAATTGCTTCAAATGTTGCTTTAATGGCGATCAGTATAGGAAGTACAATAACTTTATTTTTATGGGCTAGATCTGAAGCTAGAGAAGACCAACATCAAATTAGAGATTTAGTAGTAGCTATTCAAGAAGAAATGAAAGATTTTCATGGACGATTATGCTCTATCGAAGAAAGAACTAAAACTAAGGAGAAATAATATGGATTGGTCTCAATTTGGAATATTTTTAATTTCAGTAGGGGGGATGTTTTTATGGAGCAGATCCGAATCAAGATCAGATCATAGGGCTCTAGAATCTTGGACTAAAGATATGTTATCTTCTATTCAAGCAGAAATAAAAGATTTTCATGGTAGACTATGTGCTTTAGAAGAGAAAAACAAAAATAAAGATAAAAAGGAGAAATAATATGGATTGGTCTCAAGTTTTAACTGTACTTGGTGGGAATATGGCTATGTTTTTATGGGCTGTTAGACAAGGTAGATCAGATTTTCTACACCTAGATAAAAAATTAGATGAAAATAGAAAAGAAACTAATAACTTAATAAAAGCTATTCAAGAAGAAATGAAAGATTTTCATGAAAGATTGTTTTCTTTAGAGGAGAGGAATAAAAATAAAGATAAAAAGGAGAAGTGACATGGACGAAAATTTTATTTCATGGATTCAAATAATAACAATCTTAGGATCAAATCTTGTGATTATGTTAACTTTTTTTGGAATTTCTATTACTTTATATATTTCTTTAAGTAATTCCACTTCTCAAACTATAATTGAAATTAGAAAGGAAATTGGACAAATTCGTAACGAAATTAGTGAACTATATCACTGTGTTAAAGATCACCATGCCCGTTTATGCGTTTTAGAAGAAAAAAAAAAGGATAATAAAGGAAAATAGATTATGATAAATTTTATAGGATTTATTTTTTTATTTTTCATTTTATTATATGCATACATAAAAATGAATAAAGATGATAAATATAATAGAATTAAAAATGAAAATGATTTTTTAAAATCTAAGATAGAAGAAGAAAAAAATGAGAAAAATAAAATTAAAATGGACAAACTATACAGAATTAAAGAAAAACAAGAACAAAGGAAAAATCGTCTTAAATTAATAGAAATGGATAGAATTGAAAATGAAAGAACTGAAAAAAAATTAAAATTTCAAAAGTTAAGAGAAAAATATAGAGAAATTCATTCTTGAATTTCACGATCATTTTGACCATATACTAGTTGAGCATATGGTCTTAATTTACTTATAGACAACAAAAGATCTGTATCTGATCTTTTTTTAGATGCTAAAATAATATCTTCTACAATTTTTAAAAATTCAGGATCCGCTAAAAGTTTAGTCAGTTTCTTTATCGCTAAAAATCCACCTGCAGTTTTCATTATAGGCCAAGGATTTCCATAAAAAATATTCGTTAAATCATTAAGAATTTTTCCTATAATTGCTACATCTACAACTGATGTTCCAGATTTTGATGCATTTAAAAATTTATTGAATGTATCTGCTAAGGCACCCGCATTTTTCTGTAATCTTTGTAGTCTTTTAAAGGAATTTGGTCCTAAAATCTCTTGAATAATTTCTTTATTTTTTCCTTTTTCAAGCAATTTAGAAAATGTACCTAACTTTGCTTGTTGAGATGTGCTATCTATAAGATTGTCACCAACTATTTTATCAAGTTTCAATCTTTTTAAATTATCGAAAATTTTCCTTCCTTCAGAACTTTTCTTGAAAACTTCATTTAATGAACGTATTCCTTGCACAGTATTCATTTTATTTAAAATCTGTGCAGGATCCATTGATGTTAAAAGCTGATTAACAGATTTGTTGCGAAATGTTTTTGCATGTTCTGAAAAACGTTTATTTGCTTGGATATAATTTTTTGCAAAAGATGCATTTTCTTTTCCATGAGAAATGATAGCTCTATCCAATTCAGATACTACACCTTTAAGAAGTTGTTTTGAACCACCTTGAACTTCATAATTTATAATGTCGTTAAGAGCGATCTTGTTATTCATTAAGTCTTTAACATTAGCATATAGAAGATTTCCTTCGGAATCATAGATATCCTGTTTAAGCCTTTGTAATGCATCTAAGACTTTATTTTGTTCTGGTGATTTTATTCTTCCAGGTGTCAAATCTTTCTCGATTTTACTTATTGAATCAGCCAATTTTCTAGAATCAACAGCAGCACCTTCTTTAAGTGCATTATTAGCATTTTTATAAAGTTGACGAGTTTCTGCCAAATCCGCATCTCTAATATCTTTTAGAGCTTGTTTAGTTGCTTCTCCAGCTTCATGTTGAGTTGCAAATTTAGCTTCACCTAAAGAATCAGCTAAGGACTTATATTCATCTTTTATCTGTGTTGTAAGAGTTTCTTTGAAATCTTCCAATGCTTTTCCAGTAAGACCTGATTGAGCCAATCTAGATTGAGTCATTTTTATTAAATTGCTATCTGTAATAGTTCCTAAATCAGCTTGTATACCTGATTTTCTGAAATCTTCAATAATTTCTTTTTGTAATTCTTTTTTAGCTGATGGTGTAAAAGATGCAGCAATTTTTGCTAACGTTTGTTTTGGTTGTGTTATTAATTGCTTTCCACCTTTAATAATACCTGCAGTTCCTGCTCCTGCTATATCTCCAGCAACAACAGCTGCCATAGTACCAATAGGTCCAAATTCACCTTCTTCAGCCATTTGTAAAGCAGTTCCTGCTCCTAAACCTCTCAATAATTCAGTACCTGTAGGTAAAACAGACTTTATTAGTTCTCCTGGTTTTAATCCTGTTTCAATCACTTTCTTTACATTTTTAGGATTCTTTATGAATCCCATCCAATTTGCTGCATGTTCTAATATACCTTCAGGTTTAAGATTTAATCCTGTTGCCTTTTCAGCTAATGAACGAATTCCTAAATCTGTAGTTTGAACGAATTTTTCTGATTCTCTAGGATCCTGAATTTGTCTTATGAGATCATTTAGCATTTCTTCATCTCTTTCATCCCAAATACCGGTGACTTTTTGTTCCATTAATCGTTCGATATCTTCTCCAATATTTTGTCTATAAGCAATATTTTGAGCAGATTGAGAAGCTAAGGGTGCAACTGATATTTCATAAGGAAGTAATGCATTCTCAGCTGCTCCCAAAGCAAATTGTCCAGCTAATCTTCCACCTTGTTCTAATAGAGATCTTTCAGGCTTTTCTTCTTCTTTAAAAGATAATAAATGTTGATTGACTTCTTCTGGCGTATAACCTGATTTTAAAGCGCTTTGAGTATCATAGTTTGTATTTAATGAAGATAGATGTTGTAATATCTCATCATCTGAATAACCCGCATTTTTAGCACCTTCATAATCGAAAGCCATAATTACCTTTGAAATGAACTTAAAGGAGGTCTTCCTTTTTGATCTTTTAGTTGTTCGCTTTTTTCTGATATTCCTAATGAAGAAGTATCAAGTCCTAATATCTCGGCTAATCCTTCAAGTTTACCTTGGATCTCTGCATCCCTATCTGTAGTTGTAGGTAGTAAATATTGAGTAATATAGTTAAATCTATCTTTAGATAAAGTACCTCTACTTACCATGTCGACTAATATTGATTCAAGACCTGCACTTAAAGCTTTGAATTTACCTATGTCTTTAGATGTTTCTCCACCTTTTACAAAACTTTTTATATTCGATCCTAAACCAAGATTTCCTTTTTTTAATAATCCAACCATTCCATTGAATGATTTTTGAGCAGTATTTTGAAGTTGTTTTTTATCTTCTTCTTCTTTTAATGATTTTTGAGAAATAGCTTCTGGTTTTGCTGCTTTCATAGCTAATTCTGGTTTTCCAATATAAGCTTTTAAACTTCCTTTTTGTAAACCATATCTATCTTCCAAGTCATTAATGATAGCCTCATCTTGTTGCATTTTCATTTGATCAGCTTCCATTTTTGCTTGTAATTCACTTTCTTGTGATTGGAGTTTTCTAGCAACTTCACCTTGTTTATTTTGACCTTCTAGCTTATATTTAAGCATCAATTCTTGAAGATCAGGTGGTAAACCAGAAACATCTTCTCCAATCAATTGCCTAAGTTGTTCATCTCTTTTTGTTTTTTGTCTAGTATCCATAAAAGATCTACCAAAAGAGCCTATTGATTGACCTAAAATGCCTCCTAAATCTGATGAAAATGAAGGTGCTTCTTCTATAATTTCTACCATACTATCCTCCTACTCCAGCTGATCTTCCGCTAGCTCCTGCAAGTGCATTTGTTGCACCACTCGCTCCTGCTGCTCCTGCTGCAGCTCCTGGAGGACCACCAAGAAGACCTCCAGCTATTCCACCTAAAATAGGCAATCCACCTTCTAGAAGCTGTTGCCAAAAAGATTTTTTCTTTTTTATTAATTTTGTTTCAAAAGGCCTTTGTTGCAATAAATCCCCACTTAAACCCATTAATTGTTGAATAGCTTCCATTTGTAACTGCTGCCTTCTACTTTGAAGATCTTGTGCAAAATCTGATGTTGCTTGATTTAGAGTATTATGGAAACCACTGCCTCCTCTTGCACTCATTTGCCCTTGTTGTGTACCACTAAATCTAGAAGCTATATCCCCTTGTAATCCCTGGAATTCTCTCATTGACTTTCCTTCCATTCCCTGGAATAAAGATTCATCACCTCCTGCAAGTCGTGCTAGATAACTTCCAGGTTGAACATTTGAGAACAGGCTTTGAAATAATTGCATCTGTTCCGGGGTAAAGTTTTGAATTTTTTCTTGTCTATAACCTGCAACCATAAAAACCTCTTTTTTTCTTTAAAATATCACTATCAAGTAATTATTAGAATAGAGAAAGCCATTCCAGTATAATAATTCCTTGGGTAATATTTGGAGCACCTGCTCCTGATAAAATTACTATATTTGTTGGTGTAACAAAAAATGAAATTTGCCCTGCTATTGCTGTATTGCTTGCAAAGATAGCTCCATACCAATTCGTTCCATCTGTAAATGCACCCTGACATTTAGTAAATAGAGATATTGAATTCTGATTAATTCCATGAGGAATATTGCCTGCACCAGAAAATAAATAGATGCGACGTAAACTTTGTTGCTTTTGATTATTGCCCTTTATAAACCAGCCTTCACCTGTATTTACTGGTGAAAGAACAGGAAAAATACCTATAGTTCTCACATTAACTTTTTGAGCAATATCTATATAAGCTTGATCAACTTGCTTAGACAATTCATTAATCTCTGCAGGAAAGTCCCTTTGTACTCTAAGATAAGGTTCTTGTAAAAGAGGTGTATTATTCATGATAGAGATGGTCCTGGACTTACAATAAGATTTATCGCATGTAAAGTTATCTCACTAAAACAAAAATCTATAGTTCTCATCTGAGAATCATTTAGAGTTATTCCTAATTGAACAGAATCACCTTGAAGAGAAGTACTCATTCTGTGCCATATTTGTGATTGATTTCCTGAAGTTACCGTTTGAAGATTTATATTGGCAGGTGTTAATCCTAAATTTGTACTCTCAGGACATGTATAAACCAATTGTGAATAAACTAAAGAACTATTATCAACAGCTGGATTTGTTACAGGAGTAACAGAACCCCCATTCCAAACAGTAGTAGGATCTTGAGATAAATATATATTAGCGGTAATTTGTCCATTAGAAGTCCTGTCTAAAAGATATTTCTGTACAGAAACCCGAACTTGCCTTCCTTGTTCCCAGTAAACTGGAAACTGTTTTGTTTGAAGAAGTGGTTGTGATAAACGAACAAAAGAACCAAGACCTATATAAGTTACAGGTGGAAATGAAAGATCAATTACAAAATTATCCTTATCAACAACCTGAATCACTTTTCCTACAACATTGTTAAAGCTATAAGTTGCTATTCCTCCTGATACATAAACGTTAAAATTTGTACTATCTACATTTATGGTTATAGATGTTCCACTAACAGAAATAATTTGAAAACTATCATTATTTAATTGAGTCGTTCCTACAACTCCTGTAATCGTAATAAATTGATCAAAAGAGAAAGTGTTGATAGAAGTTATAATTGTAGGATTTCCTAAAGTTATGGCTGTTATTGTCGATGATAATAATCCTGTGACTCCTCTTATCTGAATATAGTCACCAGTCATAGTAAGAGGATTGGAATCAGTAACACAGTGATTTATAGAAGTAATCTGAGTATTTCCAGCATTATTCACCAAAGAAGAGATAGTTCCTGATCTATCTTCACCAACGCCTGTACTTTGGATTAATACATATCCTTCTGGATTGCCTGCTATTATCTTAGGAATTAATACAGAAGTAACACCAGAGTTCCATGGTTCTCTCCATGCTGTCCAAGAAGGAAAAGGAACTGTCTTCCAAGTAAATTTGTTTTGAGCTCTATAATTTCCATGCCTAGTATAGTTTTCATAAAGAATAGCCCATGTATTATCCCTATAATTTAACAAAAAGGTTTGTGTAGGAAATTTCCATTGGCTATTATTGAATGGATAGCTAAAATAAATCCATTCATTTGTAAAATCTCTAATTGCATTTATTCTTTGAAGACCACTATTTGCTGTCTGAACTTGAAAAACATTATCTGGAATCTCTAAATCAATACGTCTTGCATTTTGCTGATTAGTCATGCAGATTCCATAAGTACCCAAATCGATAGCACCTTGATCTAGAATAACACTAGAAAATGTTGCAGAGGATGGAAGTTCTGAATTGATATTGAAAAAAAGGAAAGGTTGAAAATCATTACCTGTATAAACAAAACGTGTTTTGCGTCCTTGTCCACCAAAACCTACTAGCAACACATCCTGGTTATTCGTAACAGTAGCTATAGGATCCGATATACCAGCAGGCAAGTACCCTCCTTTACCTGTTTGATCTACATAATAAGCAGTTTGATCAAAAGTTTGATTAGCTGGTATCAAAGATGTATAATAAGGTGTCCCATTCCAAGACCAAATAACTGTATCTATCAATTGAATTTGAATACCTGCACTTGTACCAATCCAAGGTGAAAAAAAAAGTAATCTATCTTTAAAAGGAACGATAGCCAAAGCTCCAATTAAGTAATAAAGAGCTGTCGGAGTATCATTTATAGATACATTTGTAGCCGTTAAAGGAGGTGCAAAATTAACCCAACCTTTTGTAGGAGTTGTAGGAAAACCTGTTGTATTTGTTGGATCTCCATCATACCATTTAATTCCATCTTGGCCTGGAATTGTATTAGTTAGCAATTGACCTATTCCAGTGCCAGTTAATGTTTGTGCATTTGCAAAAGTAACAACATAATTTCCATTTACTGCATCTGTATTATTACTTACAGTACCTACAATTCCATTAATTGTATTCGTTGCAGATGAGGGGTCTAAATTAGCAACTCCACCTCCAGCATAAACACCAAAAGCTGATGAATCTACATTTATTGAAAAACTAGTTGGAGAAGCAACAGTAATAGTGTAAATTCCTTGATTCAATTGAGTCATACCCAAAACACCTGTAAAAGTGACTTTTTGCCCAGCAACAAAACTATTTATAGATGTTACTACTGTAGGACTCACACTTTTAACTATATTTGTAATAGTTGCAGCAGGAGGAATAAATTCATTGAACCAAATCTGATCACCTATGATTAAATTTTTATAATTTACACCAGCAGATTTAAAGTTAAATGTAATATTTTGTGTTCCAGAACCTGAAGTGAATGAAGCTACAACAAAATTAAAACCAGGTATATTATTGGTAGCCCATAAAGCACCAGAATAATTAATTGTCCAAAATTGATTAAAATCATTACCTGACCATACAAATGGATTTCCTGTGCTCTTGAAAAATGTAGTATTGTAAAATGTTGCAGGAGATATATTTTGGTTTATCTGATAACTATATTGAGTATCAAAGGCTAATAAAACAGGAAATGCTGAAGTATCAGTTGAAACAACAAAATCTTCTAGTCCCATCACAGGAAGACCAGGAAAATAACCAAATGTTCCTGTCAATGGGCCAACACCACCACCCGCTATTGTAACAACTCCTGTTGCATAATTTATAGTGCTTCCAGGATCAGCAACTCCATTTTTTAGTAATGTTCCATCTGGTGGAATAGGTTCAGTATAAAGATTTCCACCTAAAGATAGATTTATGGTTCCTGGTGCTATAGTTTGTTGACCTGCTAAATAGGCATTTCCATTGCTTATATAAGGAGAAAAAGCAATGCTATTCACATTCAAAGTAATCGTATTTACTGCTTGATTGACAATAGTATAATAACCCCCATTGATTTGAGTCATTCCTACAACACCAGTAATATTAACCACTTGTCCGATACTAAAATTATTACCAACTATGGTCACTACAGCTTGAGTAGCTTGTGTGATTCCAGTAATTGCTGTTGGAGTAGGAGCCAATCCTAGAAAAACAAATAAATCTACTGATCCATTAACCAACGCTATTGGACCAAACTGCCATTTTAAAGGTGCTGCTAATACAGATTGAATTTGTCTTTGAAGAATTCCTAGAAAAACAGTTCCACGTTTACGTTTAGCTCTTTCTCTCCACGTATAGAAATTTACCATTGTAGGAAAAGCATTATTATCAATATTGAATGGTACCTTTACATTCACTAACCCTTTTTGCGGCCCTATGTAAATTTGGTCTGGCATTTTCCCTCAAATTTCTATCACTATAACATTCACTTCATGTCCAGATGTACCTGAACCTAAAGGAGCCATAGTTAACGTAATTACATTTCCTGTAAGTGAATAAGTTGGAACAATATTTTGAAAAGTAGGACTATTATAAAAAGCAAATATTATTGGATTTGTTGTCACTATAATATTTGGTGTTAATGTTATTGTATATTGCTGTGCATTTCCTAATAAATTACTGATTAATACTACAGGAGCAACTATATTATATTGCATAAAAGGAGTCACATTCTTAGGAAGACCTCCAGAATTATTTACATTTTTAAATCCAACAAAAGCTTTAACACAACTAATAGGAAAACTAGCAAGAGAATTTTTATAAAATAATTGAGAAACAACAGAACCTGCTGTGCTAGGACCTCCTACATTTGTATAGAGAACTGCTTGAGGATTACCTTGAACTCCAGGCACATTTTGACTATCAAAAGTCACTTGTAAATGATGCCCACCACTACCATTTGGCGTAGCTCCTGGAGAATTAAAACCTACGTGATCTACTGCTATCAAACCAGCTATATTAGTAGTATTCTTTAACATTTCCGGTTGATCATCACCAGGAAAATTAGGTCCAAAAGGAACGTTATTGTTGTACGGAAATGTTGTAGTTGGCATAATAACCGCCTATACCTTGACTATAAATTGTTTCTGTTCTTGTTGCTGTAAATTGTCTTTGGCTACGTTTCCAAACTAAAATTTCTTGTTCTCTAAATAAAGGCTCATAAAATGCAAATTGTTCCACATCTCCTGTATCAGAAAGAATCTTTCTAGCTGCACCCCTAGCTATATATTCTGTCATATAAGCAAAAGGAATTGCCTGTGTTGTGCTAAAAAATGCAGCAGGAGATAAATAAGCGTCTAATTCTACAAGATATTGTCTATCAGGAACACTTCTTAGAGTTAAAATGTTATCGTAAAAAAGAACACCACGTGGTAATCCACTTTGAAAGAAAAAGCACTGTCCACTAATAGTATTTCCAGAAGGAATTGGAACTGGGAAGAATACATTTGCTTTACCACTTAAATAATTAATTGTATTGGTATTTATATCATAACCACCACCTAATACTGTATTTCCATATGGCGCTTGACCAGGTGTCATTAACAATCCATAATTTACATTTCCCAATAAAAATAGACCACTATCACTCACTATAACGTTAGCTCCTGTACTATCTATTGATGTAAAATAAACACCAGGAAATACACTAGTTGTAGGAATATTAGGTATTAAATTTGATGCACCCGCACTATCAGTAATAGTTGGATCCATATAAACACCTGTTTCTTGAAAAGCAGCCATGATACCTAAAATATTTACATGTCCCCTGATAAGTGCATTAATAGGAGGATTAAAAGGAGGAGAAGTATTAGGTAAAATAGGAAAATTGATAGTATAAGGCCCATTCGTTCCATCTCCTAAAATTATGGACTGAAAATTTTGTACAACATTAGGATAAGTTCTGAAAAATTGATTCTTTTGAGTATAAAAAGGAATCTCTATTCCATTTACATAACAAGGTCCTTCAAATCCTTGATAAACAGGGAAAATTCCAATAGTTTGATCAGGATTAGTTGTTTCCGTTTGAACCGTATAAAGTGGCATGTTGTATTGATCTACACCAGGAGTAGTTTGGAATGAAAACTTAGTTTTGAGATCAAAAAGTTGTAATCTTGCGTCAACATCCATGATCCAAAATCGATTGATATAATCAATGATTAGAGCATCTGTAATGACAGCATCTGAAGGAGACTTTATAATTCTTCTAACATAAGTGATCACATCGGAAAGAAAGTTCATTAGAAATTATTAGCTCCCATGAAAATAGATTTTCTATTGTTAACAGGTATGGCATCTAATCTTTGAATTGTTGTATCAACAGTCATTGTGCCATAATATTTTCCCATTCCATCTGCATTGGAAATAGATTCTTCCATAACCAATCTATGATATCTTTTTCTTTTAATCTGTTCTGCTAAATATCGAGGTCCCCATAGAGGTTTGTTGGAGGGTACTTTCCAAAATTCTGCAGGTACACCCGCATAAGGTTTTGTCCATATTTCGATAACATCCCCAATACATTCTTTATGTTCGGCAATGAACTGTACATACTCTTTATCGAAATTCCATTTGTCTCTAAATTTTTCATTAAATTTTTCTCTGCTACTAATTGTTTTATCTGGCTTAAGATATATATCATTCATTTTCTGCATATCTTTTTGAGATATCTTCGTCTGTTGTTCAGTTTCAAGCTTAGGAGCTTCATTCATACGATCCATCGTTAAAGATTTCACATTTTCATCGAAAGCCTGAAATTGTTCTTGAGCTTTATCCAATTCTTGTTCTGCTAGAGAACTTGTTGCTTTTGGTCTTCCTACCATGTTTTTACCTACAAAGGTGATATGTTAATAAAACTTCCCTGAATAAATGTTGTTTGATTCGTTATTCCTGATGCATTTATAAATCCATTATTAATATCTCCAATAGCTGCAATCTGAGGTTGTGTTTTAAGTGAAGCAGCTACAAAAGGATCATTTCCATTAGAATTAATGTTTAAAGCTACCTGATTAGCATAAGATCCTGGATTAAACCAGAATGAAGCCTTAGCTAAAACACCTAATCCAGGACTAGATGTGAAGTTTAAAGTCAGAATACCACCAATATAATCTATCGTTCCTGAACTGATTGTAAAAGTACCTGAAATTAGATTTACGTTTCCATTACCATCATCTTGATAAAGAGCCTGTCCAGCTATTCCAAAATTAAAATAAAAAAACAAACTACCAGGAATAAGAGTTATATTTGAAAAAGTAGATCTTAATGAAGCTAAAATATCTTGAGAATATGTTGCAGTTCCATCTGCAGCAGGTTCTACCAATAGCAATTGATAAATATTTGGAGGAGCAATCACTTGTGCAGTTTGTTCATTTAATCCTCTACAACCAAATCCTTGAGGTATTATTAATCTAACCTCCTGTCCAATCACGTAATTGTGATTAACTGTAGTTGTAACTGTTGTCGTAACACCTAATGAAATATTGGAAATGAAAAAAACACTAGGTTGATAAAATTGAGATTGAATTGCTGTATTCTGAAAGAGAGGAATTGGAAATGTGATAACTGAGCCCATGTAAACACCTAAGGGGAAGATTACTCTTCCCCAACATGCACTATAGTATTAAATAATTCAATACTAAGTATTCAAATCGTGCAAGTAAGCACGCCAAAAAATCACATCTGCTGCAGTTCCAGCAATACTAGTTCCAATGACAAAACCTTGGAAAGTAGCATTAAAGAAAGCACCCTGTATCGCAGGACCATTAATGGTATTTGTTCCAACAGTAGTGCTGGAAGTATAACCATTAAAGACTTGCGGTGAAGGAAATAGTTGTGATCCAGATGAAATCTGAAGGCCACCTGTATTTACATCACCAACAGCCACTACTTGAGCAAACTTCAAACCTACGAAGCTCAAAAATGGAATGTTAGTGTTAAATGCTGTAAATCCAGTTGAATTGATATTCACAACAAATGTTGTACTATTCGTAACAGAAACTACAAAACCATAAATTGGTGATCCAGGGATTGTAGCATTTGGAAGTGAATTCAGTTGTGTTGTACCCCACACTGAAGGAATCCTAAACGCTACTTCTTGACCCACAACATAATTATGTGGTGCAGTAGTTACTATTGTTGTAGTAGTACCCGTTGTAATCGCAGAAATAATTGAATCTCCAGGTGCATAAAGCACAGGAAATAAAATCTGTTTAAACGATCCAACATTACCTGTAGAAGTTGATGTATTAAATGCAGTATAATTTGACTGGTTTGTGTTCCAAGGAATTGAGAATGTTGTAGGACTTAACACAGTAATCATAAATGGAATGCCAGCAATTTGCTGCATACCAGTTGTTGATGTTTGTGCTAAATTTTGAAAAATAACCCAATTTCCAGTAGTCAAATTATGATTTGAAGTTGTTGTAATAACAGCAGCAGCAGCTTTACTTATGGAAAAATCTGTAGATCCTGTATGTTGGTATACAGCTCCATATTGTAAAGATAACCCAGCTTGGATAGTTGTGAAACCAGTACCGCTTACTAAAGCACCAGAACTTGTCCCACCAACAGGTGCAATAAACTGCGATCCAGTACCAAATGTACTAAGAACAGCAGCTCCTTGCCCCATATCTGTATTCCAACTTGCATTCGTAACACCAGCCCCAGCTACTAATCTTGTTTGATTATCAATAGCTATAAAGTCTGGAATAAATGGTGTGATAACCAGCGTTTGTCCACCAGTTGACACAACTTGTCCACTTGCTAATCTTGAATATTCAGCCATAACATCCTCCTTATGGTCCTGCAATCGAACTTAATCGAGTGCAAAGTAGGTTTCTGATAGCTGTATCTTGTGTTAGAGCTTGTGCTTGAGCGAATTTAACCGCTAAAGTCGCATTCTGCGCTAACATTCCAGAATAGTAAGGATCACGATAAATCAAATTCATGGAATAACCATCTTGATCTATATGTGTAATAGCTTGCTTACCCATAACTGCATTGAAGTAAACATCTTGAGCATTAGCAGAAGCACCTCTTGCAACTGGAGCTTCAGAACTTGTAAGGATACGTAGATTAAATACAGATCCCCATTCTGAAGGTAGTGCAGATGTGTTATTAGGATAATTCCAATTGTTGAATACCCCTTGACCTACTAACGAATCAAAATCGGTTTGTAGTTCAGTTGAAGCCAACATAAAGTAGGAACTTCTAATAGGACCTGTACCAAAACGGTCCATACCTTCAATACCAGACATAAATTTAAAGGCGTTATTTGTATCTAATGTTGTAGCTACTAAGCTAAAGTCTGAAAGACCTAGATTGGTAGGATTATCACCATTAGAACCACCCCCAGCATTTATCTCTGATGCTGCAGAAACGATATAATCTCTTAAAATTAAATCTTCAGCTTGCCTCATGGAAACAGCTAAACGTTCTGACACCCAAGCCAAAACACCCTCTTGGTCCTGTAATATCACTTGCTCATTGATTATACAGCCAGTCCCAAAAAATGCCATTTGTGCGTCTATAATATCTTTCTGAGGCACTTGAGCTGGTGGGTCTATACCCGAATTCCCCAACTGAATAGTTGGTGGTTGTAGCGCCCTAGGACGCATGAAACGACAAGTAGTACCACCATTTGGTGGCATACTTACTTTGTCGCAAACAATGATATTATTCATTGTAGGAGTAGGGACATAAAGCATCGCTGGTGCAAGCGATTGTAAAATTAGAGGCCCTAAACTACTCGTAGTCGTAATTTGTGCCATATCAACCTATTGGTTGTATGTTCATAGTATATGAAGATCGGTAGACGACTCCCTAATACGTCTGTTCTCATTCATATTATCGAGGTTGCGAATTCCTCATACGCGAATGTCCTAACGCTGGACGTGCGAAATTTCAAAATATAAAATAATAATTTTAAATGCAATATCTAAAATAAAATAAATATTATTATTGAATTAAATTCTCAGTACTCATATCATATTCATTTTTTACGATGGGGTGAGTATTGTGATAAATCTTAGAGATTATCAAAAAGAAGCTATTGCAATTATAAAAGAAACATTTGATGGATGTTATCGTCAGTATATTGAAATGCCAACTGGATCAGGGAAAACAGTCACTTTTTTATCCTATGCAAAAGAAAATCATAAATGTGTTTTGATCATCGTTCCTTCTGTAGAATTACTAAATCAAGTCTATGAAACAGCATTGCTTTTCTATTCCAAATCAGAAATTTCAAGAAAAGGGAATAGATATGATGAAGATCCTAAAAGATTACACATCAGTACTATTCAGAGTCTTCGTGGTGAATATTTACAATTATTACACAAATATCCTCATGATTTAATCATTATAGATGAAGCGCACCATGCGCAAGCAGAGTCCTATAAGAGATTTATTAGATTAAAAACAGATTATTATCATGAAAAATGCCAAAGATTTTTAGGTGTAACTGCAACTCCTGATAGAGCTGATGGTCAATTGCTAAATGATATTTTATACAAATGTTCATATAGAATAAAAATTCAAGATCTTATTGAAAGAGAATACCTTTCAGATATTGAAGGTTTTTCAGTTAAAACAAATATAGACTTATCTGGTATCCACGACCACAATTCAGATTTTAGCATTATAGATTTATATAAAAAACTATGTGTTGATAGCAGAAATCAAATGATTGTTGATTTATGCAAGAAAGAAATGATAGGTAAAAAAAATTTAATATTTTGCATCAATATCCAGCACAGTAAAGAGATAAATAAAATGTTAAATGATCAAGGATTATCATCAAAACATATTGATGGAAAAATGAATGATATTGAAAGACATTCAATTTTAAAATCGTTTAGAAATGGGGAAATTTCGTTTCTTACTAACTGTCAATTGCTAACAGAAGGATTTGATGAACCCTCTATCGATGGAATCATTTTAGCGCGTCCTACTAAAAGCATATCTCTTTTTATTCAAATGATTGGTCGAGGATTGAGGATTTATCCTAGCAAAAAAACATGCAAAATTATTGATATTGTTGACAATCACAAATTATCTGTAGGATTTAATAATCTTGTAGATGAAGAAAAGTATAATCATATCAAAAATTTCAAATCCATCAAAGATATCATAAATCATGTACATGAAAATAATCTCCAACTTTCAGAAATAACTATTGAACGTGTAGATTTACTAGGATTGGTAAGATATAAAGATAATGTAGCAACACCTTCAATGATAGATTATTTGGAAAAAAATGACATATGTTTTTTGTATCCTTTATCTTTTGAAGAAGGTTGTTTTTTAGTTTGGAAAGATAAACTTCAGAAGGAATATTTAAATGGCAACTATAACAGAAAATTATAGAAAAGACAAAATAAATTATAAAGTACAGATAAGAAAAAAAGGGATAGATGTAACCAAAACATTTTCTAATAAAGATGATGCAGATTTGTATATTTTTTACAAAGAAAGACTCATTGAAAACATGGAAAATTTTAATGTACCTATAAATGAACAAGTTACTCTTACACAGATTGTTGAACTTCAGATTTCTAATGTTGATCTCTTTAAAAAAAGGCAAATCAATGATGTGAAAAGATCATTAAATCGTATAAATGAAATCTTAGGAAAAGATAGACTTTTATCCACAATTTCTCTAGAAGAATGGGTTGAATGTGTAAAAATTCTTTATAGTATGGATGTATATAAAGGAGCTAAAACATCAAATGGAAAAAGAAAAATGAGTTTATCAACTTTAAAAAAAATATTTTCTCATATATCAAGTGCTATTTCATACGCAAAAAAACAAGGGATTATCATTGAAAATCTACCACTTAAAGTAATACAGTCGTATATAAGACCTTTAGAAGAAAAGGAAAATAAGTAAATTTTATTCCAAGTTAGCTCAGTGGTAGAGTAGATGACTGTTAATCACTTGGTCATAGGTTCGAATCCTATACTTGGAGATTTAATATAAGGAAAATTATCTTTTTTTTCTCAAGACTTTGTCAATTTTAATTATTAGACATTTTTGGCAATCATCAAGATGAAATGGGGGTCTTGAATTGCAATAAATACAAGTTTGATCATCGCAAAGTCTTGTGATCCATGTGCCATCTTCTTCATAGTGAGCATCATATTCTTGGCAATAAGTCATTTCTTTTTTCTCAAAATTTTGTTTTCAACTTCTTCATGATAGGCAACTTCTTCACGCATCTTTTTGGGGACTTTTTTAGAGACTTCGATTTTACCTGTTTTGGTATTTTTTCCAGCAAGTTCGTGATGACCAAGATGTCTATCAACTATTCCGACATCAGAAAAAGCTTTTCTGCCATATTTCTTAATCTCTGCTCTATTGGCTGCATTATGAGCTATCTTGTATTTCTTATCATGAGTTGGAAATCCTTTGTCAGAGAGTTTATCTACTACTTCATAATGCGGATTATCTTTTGAATGTGATTTACCACAAAGTTTACATTTCATACATATCCTAATTTTTTGTGCCAAAGTGTATTATTACAAACAAAACATTTCATATGAATTCCTGTCATCATGAAATCACATTTCCTCAAATATTTATCACATTTTGGGCACTTTGGTCTTTGATTGTCTTTCTTTGATTGATCTTGATGTATTTCACAAAGTGGCCATTGATTATTTTTACCTTCAAGAATAAACTTATCACATCTCATGCAAGTATGTACGTAATTTCTTCTATCCTGTTTCATTTTTGTGATAATATTGTGTCACCTTCATTTTGACACAAAGATGTGTCAAAATAGTATTCAAAAGCCTTTTTCAATTTATCATTTGCAATTCTAGGCTTTTTGATTTCCTGTAAAATAGCATGTTTATCTTCACATGACAAAAATATTTTCATATATAGACTTTGAGTTAAAGTCCCTTTAATTCTAGTAAATAGATTAAGGTACCTGTTACGTTTTAATTTAAAAGTCTAAGGTAAAGATTGCAAGCATTCAATATTGATACTTGCTATCGTAATAGGAAATACACTACCTGTCACGTTAGGATTTAGAGCTACATTACTAACAGATGTATTTCTGAGTTTTAACAAATCATTTGCTTGTACTTCTATGATGATATCACCTGTACTATGGCATGCATCATCACCTGGAGCTTGGGTAAATCCTGAATAGATGCTTCCTGGAACTAGTATACCGTTAATCCAAAAACCAAAGCTCCATGAAGGAACTGGTTCTGGAACTGGAGGTACTATTCTAGCTTGTAATTGCCATTGAAGATGATAGATTCCATGTTTTAAGAACTTAACATCTCCTGTAATACCCATATTAGAAAGATCAAAGTCACCAACAGATACCGCATTTTGCTTATCAAATAATACCATATCAAGTGGATCGCCAAAAGATCTTACAATTTGAGCAATAGATGCATATACATTTGCAAATCTATCGCAACAACAATCTCTATCACATTCACAATCTTTTCCAGGTATACCTTGTAAACCCTGTACACCTTGAGGACCTTCTATTCCTTGAGGACCTTGAATACCTGGCTGACCTGGTTGTCCATCTATACCATTTTGACCAGATGGACCCGTAAGACCCATTATACCAGGTGCACCTGGAGGACCCATTGGTCCCATTGGACCGGAAATACCGTTTAATCCTGAATTTCCTTGTATACCTTGAGGACCCTGCATGCCTTGTATACCTTGAGGTCCTTGTGGACCAGGGCAACTACAGCATCCTTTACCTTCTTCTAAACACATAAACCACCTCATGAGTTTTTTGAGAATTTTGCACACATGTGCCATAAGGTAACCTATATATCAATTATTTTATTTTCTCAATTTATTTTGATTTTAATGCTTTATACCAGCTTTATCTAATTTTTTATCAAACTTCTTGTCAGCTTTTTTCAAGATTTTGATATCTTTCTCGAACTTTTTCTTTTTATGTTCCTTGACATCTTTCTCAACTTTTTTTATGAGTTTGTCCATAATGATTCCTTTAATTTAAAGTTATTGACATCGTTTACAATGGTCTGTAGATTACAAAATATATATTGAGTCTGATAATATATCTTATGTTAAAAAAATAAAGTATTTATTTTATTCAATGATTTATCTCATCCCAACATGCTCTACACAATCTGTAGAGGCTTGGTTTGTTACATCTCATACAATAATATTTGTTTTCTTTCATCAATATTTTTTCTTTTTCTTCATTGGTATCTTTGCCCCAGATTCCCTTGCTTTACTAAGAGCAATAGCAATAGCTTGCTTCTTAGGATGTGTTTTGGATTCTTCTTTAATATTTTCTCCAATAACTTTCTTGCTTGTACCACGTTTTAGGGGCATAATTTATCCTAATCTTAATCTTGATTTAAGTTCTTGTAATTTGTTATATGCTTGCTTTTGCCCAGATTTACTAAAATCACCTTGTGTAGAATAGGGTGCTGTACCTACTCCAGAGGGCTGATAATAAGGTCCTCTACGATTTGAGTCTATCTTTTCTTGTATAGATACTTGTTTTGTTTCAGGATTATGTAAACCTAACGCTTTGATATTCTTGTAAACCAGTTTTTGTCTTTCAAAACCCTCTGGCATTTCTAAAATAGATTCAGCTAATTCTGGATCTTTTGCAGCAAATTTATCTGCATGTTGCAAAATTTCATAGAAATCTGGATTATTCTTTATCCAATTATTCTTTCTTTCATCTTTGAGAGCGATCTGAACGGCTTTTTGAATCTCACTTTGAGTTTGCTGCA